AGACTCAATAAACTTATTAAATAGATTACGTTTAGTGGCTGCATTAGCTATTTCAACTAGATCAGATTTAATACTGATTGTTGTTTCTTTATCAAATCCATTAGTAACAAACTCATAAACATTTTTATAATTGATTATGAAATGATTAGTTGTTGTGTTGTTCCATTTGTTGCAATGTTCCCACTTAAACCACTTCATAAAGTTCTTATAAACTCTCCCATTGTGATTAATAATCCTAAGCCTACAACCTGCCATTTCTGGCCATTTAAAATATAACTCTTGTACTTTGTTTAAATCCGTAGAAACAAACAAAGTCATATAAGAGTCTTTAGGATCTTGACCAGCAAGTTGAAGCATCCAAGCGTTTGTTAGATGTGCATCAGAAGGTATTCGCCTCCTGTTGATTTGTTCGTTAGTCATAAAGAACTAGTGAAAGGATACGGTAAGCACCACTTATGGTGTGCAGTGCTCAAGCTCTAAGGTATCGTCTACTACTGATAAGGCAAGTAACCTATTGTTTCAATTTAGATAAGTTTTATTAATGAATGTAACGCTGTTAGTTGTGGGCGTGGTCGCATGAATAAAAAAAAATAAATGCAAACGATTCTCAATAGGCACCCTCTCAAATTCTGTGTATCACTGCGGACATACCTTGTGCCTATCACCAAACTGTCCACAATTTACCCTTTATATAAGCCGTCATGGTAGCCAGGGGGACAATCGCCTCCCGTTCATAACGACTTGGACTCAAAAATTAGCAACAAAAATATTTCGAGCTAGTAAATATCTAGTTTTAACCAGAGTTTTACAATCAAAACGACCTCACCAGCTAATAATAACCAAACAAAGAAGTCAGCTATAGCCATTTTTTCTCTGCTTATTGTCTGATCTATTAGCACTTTTAGACCTTATAGAGAGGTTACTACTACTATTATTCCTAGGATTACCATCTTTATGGTGTACATCTTTACCTTTAACCTTATAACCATTCTTTTTAGCCTTACGTCTAGCCGAGTTCCGACTACTTCTATTAGCTATTTGATCAGGTTTACCTTGGTAATTATCATATTCTTTTCTATAATTTCTAGCCATTTTATAGTTCCTTAAAGAAAACAGTAAAGAGTTCTTCTTAAAGATACTCTAGAGTGTCATATAAAAGTAATTATATATATATTATATATTAAAGCTACCTCTTATGTCGTTCTTTTGGTACAAAACCAGAGAGTCCCACCATCTCCGACGTTGTACTATAGAAGCCTCTAGAAGGCTCTTAAAAGCATCTAATCGAGGTCTAACCAGTTAGCAGTACCTCCAGCGGCTCCAGCAGCCTTCTGAAGGTCTTCTAGCGTCTTTGCGTAACCAAGTACACCTACGTTTAAACCACCATCACCTTGAATGAACTGACGTTCTAGTTCCCACTGTTCTGCTTGTCTAGCTTGTATTGCTTTTTGTTCAGTTTGTGCCATATTTTCTGTAAAGTACTGCACAGCCATAGCTAAAGCATCTAGGCGGTCATCATGTCTAATTGCGTTCTTCTCTTTGCAAATTCTGGTCATCTGCCAGAAGAGTTGGTATTGAGATCTAGTTTCTCCTGGATAGCACTCAGTGGAGGCAATATCTTTAGCGATTATGTCAGTGTCGATCATGAGCCTGTGTTGGTTCATGACTGGTTCAAGCGTCTCAATAATCCTGAGTTCTTTCTGTTTTGTATGTCTGACCTCTTCGATAGAGCAGGGGTAGATGGTTCCAAGGTATCTTTTAAGAAGCTCACTGAACATACCGAGTCCAAGGTTACTTTCAACCAATATTTGTTTGACCTTAAATTCCTTCGCAATGAGGGTGAGTTTTTTAAGATTAACTTCGCTATAACCGCCCCTAAGACCACCAGAAGCAAGGAGGAAGAGATTACCATTCAAGTAAGCAACTACCGCATAGCCAAGTTCATCACTTCCTTTTCCAGAAGGGTCAATAGCAAGTACAACCCCCGTGTACTCAATAAATTCAGACCCGATTTGTCCAGGTTTGTAAAAGAGATCACCGTGAAGCCCGACAG